ACCACGAGCTGTCATATGATCGATCAAAGCATCGGTCCTCTCAGATATCAAGGTCTTGTCATTCTGGTTTAATTTGAACGGATTGGCCTCTTTCAATGTCTTCGGTAAATGATGAAAGTAGGTACAGAATTTCTTGAAAATACTCTTGGTTGTTTTATTATGGTCAGCTACAACTATAGTTCTTAATGCCTTCTGAGCTGTATACGTTGCCCACCAAGTATGAGCACAATTCGCGGTCGTTATGCCGATCTGCCGAGGCTTTAGTACCACAACAGTCTTTACTTCCGGATCATCCAAAGCCTCAATTAAAGCTACCTGCTCACTAAAAGGACGATTGAAATATGACAAATTTGCATCGGCATCCTCAAAGCGTAACCTTGGGATAAATTGCCTCGAATCTGCAAAGATATCACCTAGTTCCACTCTTGTGTCCAACCATTGCTATCTGCTGGACTCGTAAACCACTCATCCAAAGACTTGTCATTTATCTCTTGAGCTTCCTTCGCATTGCTTACCATCTGAATAACCATCTTGGTCGCTGCCATGTCTCCCTCTAATAAGCCCCGCATCAAAGACCTGTTCGCCTCAAACTCAAGTGCCCGTAAATCAGAAATTGTTACGCCACCATGCTCAGGAAACAACTCTGTCCACCAATCCATAAAACCATCTGTGCTCTCCCAAAGCTTCCACTTCTGTACTGTCAATGCTGGTATCTTCCTACACCACTCCCCAATCAAACAAACACCAGAATCATAAAGGCTCCTCGCCTTCCTGCGAATCTCTACCTGCTCTTCACTTGCACAAAACATAACTACTCCTTTTTTAAGATTACACCATGATCGTTTATTCGACCCTCATCCAATGCCCGACGTGTTCTGGAATCAATCTGCTCCTCTGTCTGACGTAGATGAACAGGACGACGATCATTCAGCCGACGTTCCCGCTCCCTCGCCTTGTGAAGACGAATTAAATCCTGAGCAGTGCTCTTCTTAGGCATCACTTACCACGCTTCTTGGGTTTTGGTTTCTCATCATCAACTATAGCAGAATTTCGAGCCGTCTGTAACTCAGTGATAAGACCAGCCATCATGTCCTGCATCGTCGTCATTTGCTCCCGCATCTCAAGTAAAGACGCGTCCTGCTGGGCAATCTTCTCCTGCTGGACTTTTAATTTGTCTTTGTATTTCCCTAACTCTGGATCTGGAACAGGTTGCACCTGTCTACTCCCCTGACTTTCAAGCAACTCCTTCAACATCTTCGGTGTTAAGGAAGCTTCCGCGCCTGCCTTCACTCTACCCATATCATACTGTAAATCACTATTCCCATTGATGTCTACAAATTCCATTCCGATGACCAGATACTGTACATCCTCTGCTAATTCTATCGTCTGTACCCGACCATCCTGATCCTTACCAACAGTCTGATTCCGATGTGTCTCTATTACCTCCACAGCCTGCTCGTAATTCAATAGCTCCCACTTGCCATTCGGCTGGACCGCTGCTCTACAATCTACACACCACTCTAACATCGACTCCATCATATAAACAAACGTCGGTGTATCCACCCTACCAAGCAAATTCTGTAACCGGAATTTCTGGACATAAACCCACGTCCGATGACCCTTGATACTGCTCTTCGATTCTCCTGTCATATGATGATTCATTACATTGTCAATCATCTTCTTCATATATGTAAGGTCCAGAATCTTCGAATTAACCTTCTCTGTATCCTTCTTAATTGGCTCTGTATACGTTCCCGCTCGTCGCTTCTGCTTCCGGTGGTTGTTAATAATCCCCATTGTCTCTCCTGATTTTATCTAGTTGTTCTTTGTAAGCATCCAATCTCGCCCTACGCTCCCTTAAACGCCTACTCTTTTCCTTCTTCCTATGTAAAAGACGCTCCTTCTCTGCATCTAACTCCTGCTGCTCCAAATCAGATGCTCGGTGCCTCTCCTCAAGCTCGTCTGCTATCTCTTTGGCTAAAGACCTCCGCAAATTACTGCGCACATTCGTTCGACACTTGTCTCCACCTTGAGCCAACAATTCAAAAATTTCAATCCTTATCCTCTGAGCATCCCGAATTAACTCACCCAAGTCTGCATCCGAAAGACGCAAATGATCTGCCCACGCTATTAAAGCTGGAAAATCCGGCACCTTCCTCTTTCGACCCTTGGCAAACCAATGCCCACTGGCACTCTTCCCATATCCCGCAATCTCCGTTGCCTCTTCTCTATCCAAAATTCTCAAAATTTTATCCAAGGTCATAAGCAAAATAGTATTGACAAACAAACTAAATGTCAATACGATTGTACTGTAACCTTACAACATTTGGACTAAACCAATGCAATTCAATATAATTAATGCCGGAAAACAAACCAAAACTACTAAACTTAAATGCCTCATCTATGGAGACTCCGGCGCAGGAAAATCATTCCTGGCTGCCACAGCTCCTCGACCACTGATCCTACTCACAGAACCAAACGGTCAGGCAAGTATCATGCACTCCAACCCAAACGCCGACCTCATACACATCAAAGATACCAAGATGCTCGGAGATATCCTTAAATCACTCTCCGAAAATCCTAAACAATGGGAACAATATGACTCCCTTGTCATCGACTCTCTCACAGAAGTACAAAGACTGTGTAAAGATGACCTGACCAGCAAAGGAAGAACACAGATGAAACTACAAGACTGGGGCAAATTGGCCGATTTCATGCGCAGATTTATGAGAGCACTCAGACAAGTACCAAAGCACATCGTATGCCTGGCTCTACTCGATACACAGCTCGAAGAAGGTACCGGACTTAGACACCTAAGACCCGCTTTCGATGGCAAAAAGACTTCAGGCGAGATTGCGCAGTTCTTCAACTTCGTCGGATACCTCTACGCTGGAGAAAATAAAGAAGAAAAAAAGACATACAGATACCTCATGCTCGAAGGAAACTCACAAATACTATGCAAACCAACATTTCCGCTCGGCGGAACCATCAAAGCCCCAAACATCTCCTCTCTCTTTAAGCAAATTACAGGTGCCAAATGAAAAAGAAAATCCCGTATCACCCGTCCACAATCAAACTACACTACAACCACTGCCCATATGCTGTGGAACTCTGGAAAATGAAAATGCCATACGACCGCTCTATCTTCCACACAGGAGTGATCGCTCACGCTATTCTAGAAGAAATCGGCAAAAACCCACAGGAAGAACCCAGAATACTCGCTGATAAAGTCGTCGAAGAATACTGCTCCAAAGGGAGATCCTATGACGGGAACCCTGAACCACCTGCTCCATTCATCGATGCCATAGAAGGTGCTCAACTCGCCCTCAACTGGCACGCCAGATACCCTGTGCCTCACGGACAAGATATCTTCCACGAACACCCTTTCGCTTTCGACCAAGACTGGAATGAAGTAGACTACTACGATACTACTGCTCGCTTCAGAACTCTCTTGGATGTCGTCGAAATTAAAGACGAGTACAATGAGGAAAAACATAGACCATATAGAACCGCAATCATAAGAGATTACAAGACCTCTTGGGTCGCCACTGCCGATGAACTAGATAGCTTCCAACGGAAATGTCAAGCCGTCGTCGTATGGCTCAAATATGAACCAGATATCATCATTCTGGAAATCTCAAACCTGAGACTACGAGCCAACTTCCAAAGAGAAATTATTGTCAGGAATTACACCGAAACACTCAACCATTGGCTCAAGGAAATTACACTCGCTATCAAAACCCTCGACAATAACCTCAACCCTAATCCAGGTATCGGGTGCATCGGATGCCCATACTCACCAAAGTGCGAACACTTTAACTCTATGTACAGCTCCGAAAATGTTATGAAACGTTATATCGCTGCCAAAGAAGTTATCGCCAAACTCGAACCACAAATAAGAAAGGCGGCCAAGGACAAACCACCAAAAGCTATGAGCCTCGGAAGAATAGGATACGCCAAAAAAGAACGGAAGAAAGTCCTGCCCTCCGCTCAAGCTACACTACTCACCGAATGGAAAAACCAAGAAGGCACAATAGACCAACTCTTCCAACAACTCGACCTCGGTGTCCGTACCGTCGAGAAAATCGCGAAAATACTTACCAACAATAAACACGACCGAGATGACCTCATCAGAAGACTAACTAGAACGGAACAATACAGTAGCTTCGGTATACACAAGGACAAAAGGAAATAAAATGCAAATCGACCTATTCAAACCACAGCCCAAGCCCTTCCAATACCCACACACTGAACCTCCACAAACCTACGAAGTTGTCTACGCTGACCCCCCTTGGGATTACGACGGTCGTACCTTCCTCGACGGTAAGGTCAACGACACTGGGAGTGCCAGTGACCACTACCCAACTATGAAACCACAAGAGTTGATGGACATGAACATACAACACATCTGCTCAAAAAACTGTATCATGTATATGTGGACCACTGGACCTCAACTCGATATCTCTATCGATGTCCTCAAAGCATGGGGATTTAAATACAAGACAATCGCTTTCGTATGGGATAAACTTGTAACCAACCCCGGCTATTACACGATGTCACAAACTGAACTCTGTATCGTCGGAACAAAAGGCGCAATACCAAAACCAAGAGGCTCTAGAAATGAAAGACAATTCCTCCAAGAAAGAAGAACACGTCACTCAGCTAAACCAAAAAGAGTCATCCAAAGCCTCTCCCGAATGCACCCAACACAAAACAAAATCGAACTGTTCTCCAGACGTGCCCACCCAGAATGGTACTGCTGGGGGCACGGCGCAAAAGGAAACGGTACTGTGGTCATCCCCAGACTCGAAAACAAAAATATACCTGATCACATTGCCAAAGTAATGTGGCCACTACCATTTTAAAGACCATGAAACATAAAACATTCGGAGCATGGCTCAAAGCCAAACTCAAAGAAAACAACGTGCAGCAAAAAGAGCTCGCGTACCAAATAGCCGTGTCCAAAAATACCGTCACTAGCTGGACCACTAACGCTCGAGAACCATCCATCAGAAACTTTAAATGGATATGCAGATTTATCGCCATCATCGAAAATAAAACAGACGCTGATATACTATACGAAGCTCTCGAATACTTCTAGGCTTCTCCATATGGATCCGGTATCTCGTCCTCCGATAAAGCCTTCTCCATCCGCGTTATGTAACCCTCATACAATAAAAGCATCTGCTCTGTACTCCAACCAAAACGAAACTTGTAGATGCACAGAATGAATGTCAACGCATGCGCTACATCCATCGGACTAGACCCATTGTCTACTTCCTTGCCTATCGCCTCAAGTACTGCTGCCAACACAGCCCTGCAAGCCTCTGAATCATTTATCTCGGTGGCCATGTCTTACCATACCTCTTTGCCCACTTGTATGAGCATCTTTGAACAGCCGCTATTGTCTGCCCATAGTTCTTGGCTATCGCCATCCACGTCATCCCATGATGACGAGCCTTGTAAATACAAGCACCCTTGCTCGCCTTCCTCAGCGGCCACGGTAAACCACTGCTCTCAGCATAACTCTTTGCTGCCCTCAATGCACTCTGAGAATTACAATACCCTATCTCTACCGCCACACTGCTCCAACTGCAACGATACTGCTTTCTGTACTCATAGGCCTGCTGACCACGCGTCATATCAATTACCTCAATAATCTGTCCAAGGCCATACATCATTTCTCTTCCCCTTGCTTCTTAACCACTCTCTCAACCCCCTCTCTTGTTCTATTCCCGCTGACTTTTGCCAGCCCCAAAAATCTCGCACCGCCTGAAAACGACCATACCTCTCTGTCGCCTCCCTCAATAATACCTCAATTAGATTGGCTGTTGCAAGGGCATCCGAACTCGCTGTGTGGGCTGCATCTAGCATAACACCTCGCCTATCACATACTGCACTCAACCTATGACTACCCCTCCCCCTTAAATGATCATCCAGTGCCTTTGCCATCACTAACCCACATATACCAAAGAAATGAAAGCCAAAATCACTACGATCTGAAACCGTTGGATGCCACAAACCAGACCTCCGATACTCACAATTCAACAGAGTCCAATCAAACGATAGGTTGTATGCTGCTAAGACACGACCCTCTAAATGCTTACGGATATCAGGCCAAGAATCCTTAAAGGTTTTACACCCCACTACATCCTGATCATATATCCCATGTACAGCCGAAGCACCCTCTGGGATAGGTATTCTTGGATTAAACCTACAACTATACGCTTCCTCGGTATTGTCCTTCCCCAAATTGAGATGCACTATGGATAGCTCCACAGCTCTACACGCCTGAGGATCGACCCCCGTCGTCTCGAAATCAAACACCGCCACAGGTAAGCCATACAACGGCTCATCAGCGAACTCTATTGCGTGATACCTCATTCATTGCCCCCTGCAATAGATACTTCTCAAAAATATAAATGTCTCCACTCCTTGTCCACACCAGGGCATACTCAGGCCACCCTTCCGCTACCAGGAAGTCCAGCATCTTTCTCCAAAATATCGGCTTCTGTCTCTTGCGTAAACTCTCAACTACTTTAGTCCTTGGCCTCCTGTGTATCCTCTCCAGAGGCATTGTCTTCTGAGTCAGTGTCCTGTGTCTAGGTACATTCGCCTCTGCCCAACGCCAGAAAGCCTTTGCATTCTGATGGTAGCTGTAGGTGATATGCACGTCAATATGATCATAGTACATTCGCATTGATATACCTGTACCACAAGGATCTTGACATTGCAAGCCTAAAAGGGAGGAGTATCCCTGCTAGAACGATACTCTCAGTTTTGTTTCAGGAAGCAGAATAAACTCCTTGATAGTCTGAGCTCACCCTTCCGGCCTCGCTTCCTCCCTTTTTCTATAGGACTATCTCCGGCCAGGCCTGG